CTATACCGAAAAAAGGCAGGACTTGGAAAGGCTTGCGCAAGATGAACTGGAGAAAATATCGCAGCGGCAAATTAGCCGGGTTACTTTTGAGGCATGACCCGAGAGGAAATAATAAAGAAAATCGAGGCTTTGGAAAATCAACTGGAAGCTGATTTTGCGGCGAAATATCCGGAAATTTTCAAAGACCTTTATAGGCAAGTGCTGGAGATTACTGCACCTGTCCGGTTTGGCGGGTCCGCCGATACCCGGGCAAAGCAGCTTTTGGAAATCATTCGGCTGAAAAAGAAAATCATGGCCACCATTGGCGAAAACGAGGCCTACAACGAGGCAATAAAAGACTTTACAAGCGGGTACAAGCAACTTCGAGACCTGACAGACCAATACTTTTCCCTTGTGGTCGATAAGTACACTCCCAAAGCTGACCTGTACGACAATCTGGTAAAGGTCAGCATTGAGCAGACCAAAGATGCGCTACTCGGTGCCGGAGTTGAGGCAGCACTGGCCGAGCCGATAGTCAGCAGCCTATTAACCAGTTTGAGTAGCAAAAGCAATAAGGTCCAGTTTGAAACGCTTCTGCAAAACCTAATCGAAGGCACTAAAACTGCCAATCCGATTCTGCAAGGCGAAATTGGAAGGCTGGCTTCCGATAGCATGATGATTTTCCAAAGGAGTTACCTAGATGCAGTCAGCAGCGACCTGAATATTAGCTACTTTCTTTATTCAGGAACTGCAATAAAGACAAGCCGGCCTTTTTGCAAGACCAGAGTTGGCAGGATATACAAGAAATCTGAAATTGAATCATGGGCGAATCAGAGTTGGTCAGGTAAAATGCCAAACACAACCAAGCAGACCATATTCAATTATGCAGGCGGTTACCGATGCAGACACAAGATGTGGCCTGCCTCAAAGGAACAATACACCATGCAGCAGAAAAGAGATGGCGGAAAAAAAGTTTAAGACCAAAATCGGCGGCAAGACCATTAAGTTCGGCGCAAAGGGTTATTCCATTGCACCCGGAACACCGAAGGGGGATAACTACTGCGCCAGATCGAGCGGAATAAAGAAATGCGCAAAACCACCATGCAAGAATGACCTTTCACGGCAGGCATGGGGCTGCGTGGGAAAAAAATCAGTGAAATCAAAAGCTAAAAAGTTCAAACGAGTATGAGCAATTGCCTGACCAATTATATCGGCCTGAAAGGGTGCAGCAACGATGCACCTGCATCCGGGCTTTACATTAACGACCTTCCGGGAATCAGCAATGAGTTCCTGAATTCGATTGCAACACAAGACCAAGCCAGCTATGTGCAGATGTATGAATCTGTGCAGCGCATAGTTTTGGAGCAAATCAAGACCGATGTCAGGCAAGCACTCTACGAGATTGCCGAGGCTCAGATGGATCAGGTGTTATACTTCACCAAAAGGCCGACGGTATTCACTCAGCAGGTCATTCAGCCTACCGGACCGGAAGCGAAGTGGAAAGGCATTTGGATTTCTGCCTTCGGGTCTAAGTATCTGCAGTTGCGCATTAACTCAGTCTGGATTTACAATTCAGGTGCAGAGGCGCAATATGTGCCGCTGAAAGTATTCAGCACCTTTGATTGGTCTGTATTGTATGAGACCACCATCACGGTTCCTGCGGGTTTTTCCGAGGTGCCAATAAATCAGGTATTGAATCTGCAATTCGATGGGCTGAATGTCTTTCTGGCAATCGATACCACCGATGTAGCGACCATCAAGAATCCGTGGCTTTCAGACCTTTCCAGTTGGGGAGTCTCAGATTGCGCCTGTGCTAACAGAGGTCCAAACCACTACTCAAACTTTGAAGACTGGACCATTTACCCGGTAACGATGCCTCTGAATGTGGCGTTGCCGGATAAGATTAGAACCGACTTCAATCAGTCCGGGGTAATGTTCAATCTGGAACTGGTATGCAGCACTGAGAGCTTTATCTGTGCCAACCGGGAACACTTGAAAATGTTCATGGCCTATTCACTGGGCGAGCAAATCCTGCTGAATAAGTTGGCAGGGTTCAACCAGAACTTTCATGCGACTTTCAACCCGGAGCAGACCGAGCGCACGATGGTAACCTTTAAGAGAATGAAGGAAAAGGCTCTGAGGACTTGGGCAAAGTCTGCCAACCTAAGCGGAGAGGATATGTGCTTCAGTTGCGGGGATGCTCAGTACATTCAGTCGGTTGGGGTGAGGTCTTAGGGGTGCAAAAAGCGGGCAGGGATGAAGTAGTTATGTGCTATAATAACTACCTCCTATTGTATGCAGGTTTAAAATGATTGATATAGAACCTTTCTGATTGACAATTTTCCGTATGTGTTAAATATTCACATAAATAGACTTTGTCAAAATCCCTACAATTTTTCCATCCAGATAATCTAAGTCTTAAATTTGTGCTTCTGCCTACATATATTATTTCCTCATTGTGTGTAAGCATATAAACAAAGTTTCTATATCTTACCTGAGCGGGTATTTTGGGTATTTCCTGCTTACTAATTACAGCACATAACAGCACATTGCCAAAAGTGGGGGGTTCGTGTTTCAAATCAACATTTGTGGTCATATCAAATTCAGTTTTTCAATTAAACATTAATGGTACAAAGCCCCACCTTCGGCAATCTGCAAACCGTTATAGGGCATTAAAAAAAGACAGCACAGCCTTTGCCATTTGGACAGCTTGAACAGGGTCTAATTCGCACAAATGAACGACTTCACCATCTTCTTTTTTTGCTTTAATATTTATACCTTCTTCTGGAATACAATGAAAGTCGATCCTTACATATTCCTTATTTACATCTAAGTAAGGAACTTCATCAATCTTTGGATAAGTTTTAATTTTAATATCAATCATCATTTAAAAATTAACGCCCTATAACATACGCTATACAAAAGCAGGGCTTTACTGCTAATACAAGCGGTGTGCATCTATTTATCATTTGTGTAAGGCTGAAAGGGAGTGCATCTTAACCCCCACCTTCGCCAATCGTCACCGTTATGGGCTTTCATTGCTTCAAGATTAAAAGTTTGTCGCTTCTCTTATACTTTCCGCATACATCGGTAATCTCCAATGACGCTGTAAAGTCTTCGGTTGTGAAGACATAGACGCAGCCGATGCCATTACTCCGAATAACACCGCCGTAGTGATATTCGATAAACTCCTGCTTTTTGGTGCAGGAAAACAGGCCTACAAAGGCCGCTGCAATTAGAATCTTTTTCATAGTTGTATTTCACTTCCTTTTTCAAATTGAACTTCTTCCGGGTAACGCTGCAATAGGTCAGCAATTTTTTCGGGCTGCAAGTCAAAGGCTGCAATGGTGATGCACATATCCCTTCGGGGGATGCTGGCAACTGCCATGCCGGACTTGAAGACCGCCAGAGAACCGCCGTAAAGTTTCAAAAATTCCGCAATCATAGGCAGGTCGCCATTTATGCGAATGTAAAGGTGTGTACCACCAAGCCCTGCTTCCACTGTGTGGTGGCCGATTTCAACTAATGAATTTGTAAAAACTGGTTTGTTCATGGTCATAAAATTACTGAATATGCCTGAATATCAGGCGAAAATTGAAAATTAAATTGTGTAATTGATTCGTAATTCAGGTTACTGAGGCCCGATTCAAAGTCCGGGCCTTGGTTGAGCAAATTTAGGTTTGCCCGGTGCAGTTCTTCCTGATAGTTGTGCCGGTGATACAGGCTTTTGAACTTGCCCGGATAATTGGCAATCTGGATGCCTTTTGCCAGCACTCGGTTTCTGAGGTCGTCATCTTCGCCACCCCATCCCCAGAAGTCATTTGAAAAGCCGTTGATGTCTTCAAAGTGAATCGGGTTGAACATAGTAACCCCGCCGAGGTATTCCGGATATGGCATTTTCATCCCAAACTGGGTGCAGCATCCTGCCAGATGGGTAACTGCATCCGGGTTGTATCGGTAGCAAGCCGGGTCAATGGGTATCATGTCCACATCATGAAAGATGCAGTAATCCATCGTCTCTC